ACCCCCCCCAGCCTGCATGGTCAAGGTTCCCGCGCCGGTGTTTATCGCACGAAGCTTGAAGGTGTGGGAGCCCGCCGAGGGAGCGAGTCGCTTCGCAAAGAAAAACGGACGGGTGTCGTCTGCGGGGAGGTAGAAACCGACAGTGTTTGTGGTCACACCATCGACATCCAAGGTGATTTGGCTAAAGGACGCGGCGGTGGTGTCTACCCCCGCGGCGAATGCGTGAACGACAACCGGGCGGACCCCCACGGTGACAGTAACTGAAAGACCCGTTATATCCTCCTCAGGCGTCGTGGCCTTCGTGAAGTCCGTCGTTCTCTCTGCGTAGCCGAGCTCGATTCCGCCGACGCGAGCAATGGCCCCGGTAATCATGCTTCGAGGAGGACAAAGTTGACGCCATCGCCGCTCACCGTCACGTCAAGCCACACGTCGGCTACCTGGTTAACGTTGAGGGTGATGAGATCCCCCGCCTCCAGCGCGATGCCGCGCCGGGTGGCCTGTGTTGCGACGACCGTGCTTCCACCGACAACAACAACTCCCGTGTTATCCGTCTCAGCCTGAATGGCAACGGCGATAACACTTGATGTGGCGGTGCTCGAAAGCTGCTCGCGCGTACCAGCGACTGCAACAGTCTTGCGACCATCGCTGATGCCCCCGGCGGGATTGGTTAGGAGGCTCACGCGAGCCCGTCCTCAGAGACCGTGACCGATGAAAGTGATCCGGACCGTGTAGAGGCTCAGGTCGGCGTTCGATGACGCCTCCTTGAAAGGCCCGTCGACCGCGGCGCCGGTCTCGATCGCCTGAAGCTTCGAGTTCACGTAGTCGTAGACGACGCCATGCGCAAGAGTGCCGGCTGCGTTCTTGGCCCCACCAACGCTGAGCACGTTCTCGACATTACGGAGCCCAACGGTCGCTGCCGTCAGAGTCTCGCCGCCAGTCGTGTAGTTGGCGCCCGTTGTGAGCTGGATGTCGTAAGTCTTAATTCGCTTGTTGCCCCACACGGTGTTGTCAACCTGTGTGACGGTGCCTAGTGCCATTCAGTGCCTCCTTCGAAGTTGGGTGCCAAGTATACAGTTACGCAACTGCTGGTTCAGATTCCTCGGCTTCAGCAGCGGCCTGTGGAGTGCCCTCAGCAGGCGGTTCCATCGGTGCCTGTCCCGTGGCCGCTGCCATCAGCTGCGCCTTCATCGCCTCCTTCTGGAGCTTCTCGAGCTCCATCGTCTCGTGCGTCTTGCAGTGGTACTCAAACTTCTTCTTGATCTCGGAAGGCAGCTGCTCGTACTCAGCCGTCTTCCGGAAGTTGTTGTGCTCGCGTAGGTGAATGTCGTGCTCGTCCCAGGAGTTCGGGGTAACAGCCGTACCGTCCCGGCCGTCCTGGTCCTTGCCCGACGCCATGGTGAGGTTCTCGTTGCGAGCGAGGCGGACGTCGTAGACCCGCTGCGGCGTGAGGTTCCCGACCGGGATCTGCATCAGCTCGGCCATGACCTCGGGATCGCGGATGATCCCCTTCTCCCACATCATCATCGCCTGGTCCTGGCGGGCGGTGCGGTTGCGCGCGAGCCCTGTGTCCATCGTGACGCTGACGCGCATCCCTGGCTTGATGTCCGCGGACTTGAACTTCTTGACCTCGGGCAGCCCCTCCTTGGAATAAGTCTGGACGATGACGTCGTCCGAGACGTACTGCTTAGTCAGCATCAGCATCTGCCAAAACCCCTCGGAGATCGAGAGCTTCATCGTGCGATGGAGCTCGTGGAGATGCTCGTCGTCGATGTCCTTCAGCTGAGCGATCGCGCGGGCAGCTTCGACTCGACCCGGTACCTGGCCATGGCTGACCTCGTGCTGGCCGGCGACGTCGCGCATCTCCTCACGAATCCAGTCGCCGTCAGTATTCTCGGGGAAGGTCGTGGGCTGAATGATCTCGGGCTTCAGCGTCCCGCCCTGCGAGTGACCACGGAGGATCTGTCCAGTCGAATCGTTCGGGTCAGCCTCGAGCTCGAGGTCGGTGGGAATCCACCACTTCGGATTCGAGAACTTCTCGCGGACCATCAGTCGCTGAGCGTGGTACTTGTTTAGCTCCATCTGCGGCGAACGGAGGTACTTGACCGAGCTCGTGAAGTGCGGTGCGCCAGGGCGGGGGATGGCGCCGAGCTGGGTGAATGGGAGCCTGCCGTGCGCGTAGGGGAACTGCTGCGGCTCGACTAGAAAGTCCTTGCCGGCCCAGACGACGAACAGCCCCTTTGGGTTGCGCTTGGTGGGGCGGACCCACAACTCGTTGACAGCGGCGCCGTCGAGCACCGACGCCTGGCCCATCTCGCGGAGCAACGCGGCCTTCTCGACGTCGGCCTTGCTCATGTCCTCCTTCTGGACCTTCTTGCCGTAGATCTCCTCAACCTGCTCAACATCCATGAACTGCGAGTGAATGAGATATCGCGCGTTCTTGAACTGGACCGCATACGGATCGGTATAAAGATCGAGCGGAGAGACCGACATCACGTCGGGACGGTTCTGAAGCTCGTTGTAAGTCCACTTCAAGTAACCCTCACCGAACAATGCCCACCACGTCGCGTTGGAGAGTTCGCCGTCGAAGTCGGCGACCTGGGGCTCAGAGAGGTACTTCAGGTAGGCCAGGGAGACAGAAGCGATGTTGATGTCACCGGGGTCCTCGGTCGCCGGCAGGACGTCGACGGTCGGCTTGTCGCGGAGTGCCGAGGCGTGCTGCTGCACGACGAAGTGCGTGATCTTGTTGGCGACGGGACGAGGCATGTTCTCCTCGTTCGCCTTGCGCGGGATCTGGCGGATCATGTTCGCATCCGCCACCCACTCGACGTACTGCTGGTCGAGGAAGAACGCCAGGTTCAGCAACACGTCCTTGTCGAACGGAGCTCGAGCCTTAGCAGCAGCAGCTTTGATCTGCTCGAACTTCTGGGTCTTGTTGCGACCAGGGACCCGGTCGAACATACCCACGGGCTAGACCTCCGGGATGTCGTCGCCCGCGGTGGAACCGGCGAGCTGCTCGAGTACCTCGCTGTCTTCCTCAATTCGCCTCTGGACGCGAACCTCGAACTCGTGTAGCGAGTTCTCCTGGGCTTCCTCCTCGGTGACCTCGTAGCCCGTGCTGTCGATCACGACCTCGCCGGCGGTCAGCGTTTCTCCCTGGAGAGCCTTCGCCGCGGCGTCGATGCAGCGCTGGCAGGCGACCGCATGGGGCGACTGTGGGTTCTCGAGCGACTGGCCGTAGAAGATCACGTAGGGCGGCTTGCAGTCGATGTCTGTGGTCTCTGAGCAAAGGCAACCGCCGCCACCAGACACGTGATTGGGATTGACGCTCGAGACTTCAAAGAGTTCACTCATGGACTGCCAAGTTTACACATTGAAGCTGCCCAGGTCGTGATTCTGTGCCACGGTCCCGATACGTTTCTTGGCGATGTTCTGCTTCACGATCCGCTGTATCTCCGCGCTCATGTTCTCCGGAGGTTTCGGGATCGCGAGACGCGGCGGGCGCACCAGCCTCGAGGAGAGGTACTGCGCCGTCTCGACCAGGTGGGTGTTCTCCTTGTGGGGCTTCTCGGGCGCGTCGACGCCCTTCGCTCGCATCGCCGCGGTCAGGTCCTCCCAGCGGTAGTTCTTGATCCGCTCGTACGTCTCCGGGCAGTTCCTCGTGAGGTTGAAGCGGCCGGTGTGGATCAGCTGCCCGAGCATCGGGATACGGTCCTGCTCGCGCTTTGGACCAAGCTGGAAGTAGTAACCGAGCCGCGCGTACTGGTCACTGAGCTCCATGTTGGAGCCGCGGTCTCGCGTGGTGATGGTCGGGTCAGCGACGCGCCAGTTCACGTTCATCTTGTGCTGCGACTCGATCTGGCGCCACGCCGTCGCGTGCTCGGTCGCAGAGAGGCTGTGCTGCTGGTACTCGGCGATGCCGGTCATGATGCGAGTAGCGGGATCGACGACGACCCACAGCCCTGCGGTCGGGCTGCGGGTGCCTGGGTCCATGCCCATCCAGAACATCGCGCCGTGCGGATAGGTCTCGAAGGGCTCGACGACGTGGGTGTCCCAGCCCCAGTCCTCGTAAATCTGGCCGGCGAAGTCGTCGAACTGGCAGAGCACGTAGCGACGAACCCACTGCTCGGGGTACTCGAGGAGCTGGTCGATGTACTCGGGCGGGAGGTAGGGGTTGTCGAAACTCGTCGACTTGAAGAACTGCGTCCTCGGGCTGCGGGTGTTGGCGTCGACGAAGCGTCGGTAGAGCCAGTCATGGCCAGCGGGGTTCGTCGCTGCCCACATCCCGCGACGCGTGATCTCGCCCGCACCCAACCGCTTCGCCTCGGGGGTGGGGTCGCGCTGACGCACTCGCGAGCTCATCCCGAGATAGGTCTCCTCGTCGAACTCGTCCGCCTCGTCCCAGGCAATGAAGCCGACGTTCAGCGACTTGTGCTTCTGCCAGTCGTCGATCGAGCGGAACAGCACCTTCGAGCCGTTGGAGAACGTGAACGACTCGACATGCCCGCCCGTGCGCTTCTCAGTGCCGGTGCGGTAGAGCTCGTCAGGGAGACGATCGAAAAATACAGTTTCGGTGGTATCTCGGAGCTCGGGCACCGTGCGCCGAGTGATCAGGCCCCGGATGCCGGAATGCTCGAGACACCAGGCGATCGCCTCGTCGCAGATCGCATAGGTCTTCCCCGAGCCGAAGGCGCCGAACAGCGCCCGCTCGTACGCTGGCGAGGCGTGGAAGGGGATGTGGACTGGGAGCGGCTTACTGCCGAACTCAATCGTCTGGGCCACTGGCGATCATCTCTTGCGCCCGGCGCTGCTGCTCCTGGAAGCACGTCGTACAGCGGTCCGAGGCCGCGACGAACTCCTCGAGCGGCTTGTCGTTCCCGCACTTGTCGCAGATCTTGGTCTCGATCGCAGCTCCCTCCGCGAGCTCGATCACGTCCTTGGCGGGCTCCATCGGAGGCGAGCCCTCGGCGGTGAGCGGCGCCCGCTCCTCGGGACGGGGGAGGCCCTGGATGACGACGAGCTGCTGACCCGCGTGCTGATCCTCGGCGCGGACGATCGCTGGATGCCCGATCGTGTACTTCGCGACCAGCGAGTAGGCGCGCTGGCGGATCGTCGAGTCCTCGGAGGCGAGATCCTCGGTGATCGCAGCGACCACGGCCGGCGTCAGTCCGACGAGATCCTGGACAGCGCGGAGCACATCCTCGGTGATCGCCTCGCGAACGACCGGCTTCAGCTCCGTCTGTACCGCCTCGCCGATCGCGTCGTTGACCTCGTCGCGAACGCGTACCTCGATCTCCTTCTGGTGCTCGGGCATCGCCGAGTTCTCGCCTGCTCGCTTGCGCGACGCCCGAAGGCGTCGGCTTCGGTGTGAGCGGCACTTATCGCTACAGGTCTTGCGAGCAGACGAGGACCCAGGCGGCAGCGAC